GCGGCGTCGCGGTGATCGCCGCTTCCTTGGCCTTGTCGATCATGTCGAGGGTGAAGGTGTCGCCAGCGACCAGAAGATCGTCGCTCGCCCGGTTCGACTGCCGGATGATCCGGCCGGTCGATGGCGCTGTCACCGGGTTGAGACCGGTATAGCGCACGTCGTTCTGAACGCTGTAACCGCACACCTGATTGAAGAAAGCCACGCTGTAGCGCTTGGCGTACCAATCGCCGAGACGGCCTTTCGCCGTGTTGCGCAAATCCCAAGGCACGCGTTGCTGATCGATGGTGCGCCGGGATTTGACGCCTGCAACTGCCATCAGCTCGTTGATCACGAGCTGGTCCGAGTAGGTTGTCAGCGCCTCGCCATTGCCTTCCGCGAGCTGGTTTTCAGAGAAGCCAGCCTGCGCGAGCTGCATGACGATCGCATAGGTGATGGCGTCGCCCGGTCCCTTCGACAGCGAGTCCTGCATGTGAATGATCGAGTTTTCGTCGTCACCAATCAGTGGAGCAATGGCCGTATATTTGAGTGCCTCATGGTCGAGGACACGCGACCAAAGCTTGACTGCCATCGTGTCGTTGATGGGGAAACTGGTAGTCGACATGGGGCACCCCTGCGGTCGCGCCCGGGCCCATATGGGGCCCGTGGCACAGTTTGCGATGTGTGCGTGGGTGCAGACTGTTTAAGCGCCCTGCTGCAGGGCGAGGCGGTTTTAGCGATCACCGCAAAAACGAGGGAGACGTTTAAGCGCCTGTCTCCAAGGCGGAACCGACGTTTAGCACGAGAAAGCCGGGGAAATCAACACCCCTTACAGATCGACGGCGGCGGAGCCGGATACGGCGGCAGATCATCTACCTGACTTGAAGATGAGGGAAATGGACATTGCCGCCACCTCCTGCGAGCAGCGACAGCAGCGCGATGATGACGAGAATGAGCACGATCAGCCACACCGCCTGCTCGATGCGTTGCGGGATGGCAATGCCCATGATCTGCCGCAACACCCAAAACACGAAGTAGATCACCGCGCAGATGACGATGACGCCGATCAAAATCCAAAGCAGGCTGATTGCGATGTCGATCATCTGATCCTCCTTTTTGCGAGCGGAGCGGGCGTCCCTTCCCGCTTACCGAACTGTTCACAGCGAGACCACGCTTCGGGCTTTGCCGCTCAGCCACGCCCCGGAAACTCCCGGCCCATCAGTTGCTGCAGACGCGCAGTCGGCAGATTGTCGACATACAAACCGAACTCCTCGTCATCCATCTTGAGCAGCGTCTCGACCGACAGCGGCTCGGCCGGGGGCGCTCCGCCACCGTCCGACAGCGATCGGGATGCGGCCGCGCCCGCCTGTTCCGCCTGCAGCTGGGCGACCGCACTGACCGCCGGAGCGGCGGCGCGCCGGGCAGCTGGTGCTGGTGCTGCCCGCCGGGCTCCCGGCTGCAGCTGCGGCTGTGGTGCTGGCGCCGGTGCCTGCGGCGGCCGCCATCCGCGCCCCTTCGCCAGCCGCATGATCGCCTTGGCCGGGGATTTGTTGGCCTTCAGAGCGTTGCTGACGACCCACTTTTCCTCATTGTTGAAGTCCACGATCATCTTGTTGATCTCAGCCTGCGTGAACGTCTCGTTTGGATCGGTCGGGTCTTTATCGAACAGCGAGATGCCCAGCTCGACGAGGCGGCTGTTCTTCAGGAACTGATAGGCGCCCTCGCCGCCGAAGAAATGCTGGCCTTCCTGCGTTGCCGCGTAGAGCTGCGTATCGCGGGTGAAGTCCCGCAGCAGCGCCTGATCCTGCAGCTGCTCCTGCGTATCCTCCTGCTGCTGCATCGAGGCGTTCGCCATGTAGACTTGCCGCCGCTGCAGCTGCGCTATCGCGTTCGGCAGATCGACAGACGGGTCGACGGTCTCCTCCAGCATCGGGTTTTGCTGAATCTCCTGCAGGCGCGCCGCCTCGATCTCCTGTGGCGTCTGCGGTTGCTGCGGAGGCGGCGCCATCAAGGCTTCATTGAGGATCGACAGCCGCTCCGCGAGCTTGGCCTGATTGACGCGTTCCTCTTGCGCCTGTGTCCGCAGTGCCTCGGCATCCGCGCGCGCCTTGTTCAGCAGCCGCTGATGCTTGCCATATGAAATCGTGCGCTGTTCTTTGCCGGTGCGGGGATCGCGGGTGACCTGATCCGGCTCCTCGTCTTCCTCAGGAGGCGGAGGAGGCACTCTGGGTGCCACCTGTGGCGCCGGGGGAGCGTCCACAGTAGGCCTTTCGACCCCGGGCGGTGTCTCAGCAGCGGGCGGCGGCTCATCGCTCTCTGGAAGCGCCCTGTCGGCCTCCTGCATGCTGTCGAAGGCGGCACGATCCTCGGCATTCAATCCCAGTTCGTCCAGCTCGCTCTCGGGCGGAAGCGTTCCTTCTTCAACGTCCCCAATCGTCTCTGCCTGCAGAGGTAGTGGCTGTGCTTTCCCGGCCATTTTCGGCTCCCTGTTGTTTCTCTCGTTTGATGAAATCTGCGACCATGTCCCACGTCCGGGCATCGAGCGGCCCGTGTACGGAGAAAGCGCCGCGAGTGACTTTGACGCGCCCGAGCGGCCAATCATCGCTCTCGAACGGGCTGATCAGCTCCATCCTGAAGCCATTGAAATGCGCGACCACAAGGTCTTTGAACTTGCCTTGGTCGCGCTGGCCTTTGACGGCTGGAATCGGGATCGCCTTGTCGACGACGACGTCATCCCATTTGACGACGCCGAGGAGCAGCATGTGGAAATATTCTTGCGCCTGCCGGAGCAGCGCGATTCGTGCCGATATCATGGGGCTCCTGACGGTTGTACCGCTCTCGCTGCCCCTGCTAGTGCGGCAATCCTTGCAATCGCGCTCTGGCGCTGGTTGTGCTCATCCTGCTGCTGCAATCCCTGCGCCTTCAGCTGCTGATCGCCTCGCGCCAGTTGCTGGTCACCGGCCGCCTGATCGGCGCCCTGCTGCATCTCCTGCTGCCGCGCGGTGTGATCGGCCAGCATCCCTGCCGCGTCGAGGGTTTGCTGCCGGGCAGCGATGTGCGCGTGAAGACGGTCGGTCAAGGCCTTCTGGTGATCGACAGCCAAGCCTGCCGTGTCGAGCGCGGTCTGATGACGATCCATGGCACGGCTGTGCAAGGCGTCGACCATGTCGCTGGTATGCTGCGTCTGGTCCATTTGACCCTGCTGCATCTTCTGGTGCGCATCGGCGACAGCCTTAGCGGCATTAGCCCTGTCCAGCTCCGCCTTGGCCGATGCGCTCATCGCCGAGATATGATGCTCGACGCCTTGGATGTCGTTCTTTGCCAGCAGGTTTTGCGCCATCGCCAGATCGTAGGTCGCGGTCGAGTTGGTCGCGCCAGCCTTGGCGTTCTGCATCTCCGCCGTCGACTGATCCTTGTTGATCTCCGCCGTCAGCTTCGAAATCGCCAGCTGCTTCATGGTCTCTTGGAACTGCTGCTGGTTCGGATCGGTCTTCTGCGCCATGGCCTTCTTCATCGCATCGACGAATGGCGTAGGCAGCGGCGAGTATTCGAGCGCTAGCAGGAGCAGCTCCGGATTCGCCGACAGTTGATCCTTGAAGATCGTGAGCAGCGGCTGCATCACCGCCCAGTTGGCTTCCTTCATGTTCGGCGAGGTCGGCGCGTCGTCGACCACAACATCGTAGGTGCCCGTGGTCTTGTCCTTCGTCACCTGCACGACGCCCGTATATTCCGCGCCAGCCACCCGCACCATCGTGCCGTCCGGGACACGCGTCTGGATGAAGAACAGCCGCTTGCGGCCGATGATCTTGAGGAAGCCGCGCAGGCTGTCGAAGATCGTCGCCAGCACGGTCATGCCCGCCTGCTTGCGCATGTGCTCGACGATGCCCGGCTGATTCTGATCCTGCTGTCCGAGCAGTTCGAGGTTGATGCCGGTGACCGCCGTGATCGACTGCACCGCGTAGGTCAGAAGCTGGACGTAGCCCGAGGGATCGCCCTGTCCGGGCTTCGGCATGATCTTCGGTTTGGCTCCGCTCAATGCGCCGGGCGACAGCCATGTGATGGCTTCAGGCATCGCATAGGTCTCTTCCGCCTGCCGCTGATCGTCGAACGCATCGGCCTCGGCGAGGATGCCGCCCTTCGCCGTCGCGTTCATAATCTGCATGATCTGGCTCATGAACTTGTTCGCCCAGAGCTGCGGATCACGCATCACGCGGATCAGGCCGTACCACATCCGCGCCTTGGCATCGAAGGCGCCAGTGATGACGCCCCACGAGAACTGGTTACCGCACGGAGCTGGCTGCACCACGTCCAGCAAAGTCTCGCTGCCCATGAAAGCTTGGTAGTAGCGCCAACGATAAGCCTTGCGCGAGTGCAGTACGACGTCGGCGCCAATCTTTTGACCGACTTGCTTCAGCCGCGACTGCATCTTGGCGTGATCTTCCTCGCTGTAGTCCTGAATGGTGTTGGTGGCGGTGTCGGCTACGCGATAGTAGGCCTCTTTCTCGCGCCACTGGATCACCACGACCGTCACTTCGTTGCGGTCGTCATAGTCCTCCCAGAGCGCGGTGTTCTCGTCGCGGATGCGCTTCTCTTCGATGCTCTTCAGCGTCGCCTCATCGAGGTAGTTCTGGTTCGCCCATTGGCAGTCGATTTGCAGTTTGGTTTTGCCCGGAAACATCTGCATAGCGTCGCCAAGTGGCATTCGACGCAGGCGACCTTTGCGGCGCGCATCGCGTAGATTCTTTTTGCGCGCCGTGCGATCCCAGACGAACTCCCGGCAGTCGATCTGCTCCTCGATGTACGATCCCTCGGGCTCGTTTTCGAAGGAATATCTGGTCTCGGCAACCCCAAGCCCGGTGCCCAGTGCCTGCTGAAACGCTTCTGATTGCTCATCCTCGGCATCGCAGCCATCACCCATCCATTTCGAGACCGACGTCAGCAGCTCGTTCTTGGCGCTGTCGGCATTGTTGCGCGGCAGGAAGTTGATCTCGTGCCGCCCGTTGATCTCCATGCCAGCAATCGCACGCAGGATGGTATCGATGCGGTTGAACACGATGTGCGGCCGACCCTGATCGTCGAGCAGCTCCTTGTCTTCCTTCGACAGCTGATCGCCCGCGACGAAGCCGAGATCGTCGGTGGCCTGCTTGCGCCATTTCAGGGAGTACTCAAGGTCACCCATCACGTTGGCCTTGAGAATGCGGAACTGCTGCGAGGGAGGCTTCTTCGACAGCGGAATCAGAGCGTTTCTCTGGGCCACATCCTGTCCAGAGAGACCGTCACTGTCGGCTCCCGATGTAACGTCTGAATAGTCGACGTCGTCGAGAACGGCGGCCGAGGCTCGTGCCATGTCACTTCCTCAGTTTGCTCTC